TATCGAAAGGCTTTGAATTAGACCATTTTAATCATAAAGAAAATGGTAATATTAATTTATTACAAGAAAATGAAAAAGAAATAATAGATTTGATAAAAAAAGATTTTTCATTTGAAAGTGTGAGTAATTCTTTTTACAATAGTGCGAATGAATTTTTAAAAGAAATAGATAATTATAAATAAAAAAATTATGAAAGCAAACGAATTAAGAATAGGGAATTATGTTTATTTGTATAATCCTAAAGCATGGCCAGAATACGTAAATGAATTATGTACAGTGATTGGAATAGATTTAAAAATAACAAAAAAAGAAAAAGAAATATGGCAAAATTCTTTTGGTGGGTTAGTATTGGAGTCTAAAAATAGAAAAGAATTTAACCAATTCTCAGAATATGCTAAACCAATTCCACTAACCGAAGAATGGCTATTGGATTTTTGTTTTGAAAATTGGGGAAAAGGAAAATTATACAGTAATGAATTTGAAACTTACGATAGGTTTGTTTTGCATAATGTATTGGACGGCACTTCAAATTTCGAGGTTCATTTAATAACATCGAATTACTCTGGAGGGAATTTATACTTACAAACAGTTTGTTCAATAGATGAAGATGAAAGAATAAATACTCAATATGATTTAAAATATGTTCATCAACTACAAAACCTATATTTCGCATTAACTAATGAAGAATTAATAATAAAATTATGAGTTTAAACTTTGACGACTTAGAAAATAAAACAGATAGCGAAGTAGTTTTAGACTTTTTAGCTATACAAAATGAATGCTTTGTAGATTTATCGGAAGAAATGATTGCGCCTGAGATACTTTTATCTATTGGAACCCACGAATATAAAAATAAAATATACCCTACTGCAGTTATGACTGCTGGTGAATTTAGTGCAATTATAGCAGTTTCAAAGGCAAAGAAATCTTTCTTAAAAAGTGCTTTCTTAGCTTGTTATATAGGGGGGAATTCTAATGTATTATTCGGGAATATCAAAGGGCATCGTGATAATGATTATACTATTTTAGATTTTGATACGGAACAGGGAAAATATTACGCTCAAAGGACATTTAGACGTGTGCAGGATATAACAACTATGCAATATGAAAACTATAAATGTTATACAACGAGACAATTATCTTCTACACAAAGATTATTATTGATTGATTATTGCCTTAAAAATCAAAAAGAATTATATAAAAGTCCTGTAAAATTAGTTTCAATTGATGGGATAGCGGATTTAGTTGAAAATACTAATGATATTGTGATGTCAAAAGAAGCCAGCGATTATCTATTAAAGTGGACTTATGACTATAATATACACGTTACCACCGTGATACATAAATCAGGAACAACTGGAAAGCCTTTAGGGCATTTGGGAACGTATGTTTTAAAGAAAGCAGAAAGTGTTATCGAATTAGAAGTAAATGATGATAAAAGTATCAACGTATCTAACCCGTATGCAAGGGGTGTTTCTTTTGATTCATTTGATTTTGATGTTAACAAAGACAGCTTGCCTTATTTAATTGAAACAATTTATTAGTATGAACTACATTTTACAGATAAAGCCTCTATCAATAAACGAGGCTTTTAAAGGACGAAAATACAGAACTGATAAGTATGACTATTTTATTAAAAATTGTTTATTACAATTACCAAAAACGTTATCTATTCCAGATGAAACAAATATTAAGATAGCTATTGAGTTTGGATTTAGCAGTAAAGCAAGCGACATAGATAATTGTATTAAAACGTTTATAGATTGCTTAGTTAAGAAGTACGGAGTTGATGACAGGTTTATATATGAAATGCACGTTTTTAAAGAAATAGTAAAAAAAGGTAGTGAATATATTAAATTTAAAATCTATTAACTATTTAGAATAATTATAAATAACATTTATTTTATATCATTTTGTTGTATATCTTAAATTAAGTCTTATATTTGTACTCAGATAACAACAACAAAAAAATAGAAATTATGAAAGTACATTTAGCAAAAAAATTCTCAAACGGTAAAGTAAACATTGAACAAACAGAATGCGGAAAAAGAGTAAATAGATATAGTGCAGTTCGCAACGGATTAATGATAGCAAAAACAAGTTTATTCAACAGAAACTTTATTGAGGGAGGAGAAGAAAGCGTTTGCCTTTGTTGCTTAGCAAAAGCAAAAGAACAAGGTAGAATATAAACTACCTTGTTTAAGATAAAAATTATGAAACCATTTGAAAAACAAAAACACCATGAAAAAATTAGAGCAACTTTGGGATTATATATCCGTATTATTATGTGGGAATAATAAAAACTTATTTAAATATTAAAGTTATGAGCGAATTTAAAGGAACAAAAAGGGAGTGGGAAGCAAGAGGTAATTTTGTTTACAATATAAATAAAACCCACGAAATAGCTTCGATAATTACTTATAATAATAATCAGGAAGAAAAAGAAGCCAACGCAAAATTAATAGCTTGTGCGCCAGAAATGTTGGATATGCTTAAAAATGTAAAAGAGTATTTAGAGAATATTACAGGTAAGCATTTATCAAAGCCTTTAGCAAACGAAATAGAACAACTAATTAAAAAAGCAACATCATGAATAACGAATTTTTATTAATCGGAGTATTATTATTATCACTTATTGTATTTGTACTTTGTATAGCATTGTATATAGCAATTTCGGTAGGCATGGAACTTAGTGAGGAATTAGATTTTGAAAAAAGTTTAAGAGATTGGAAAGATGACAAAACTTTATAATGTCGACCAGATAGCCACACAATTAAATATAAGCGTTAAGGCTGTTCGTAATAAGATTTATAAAATAGGATTGAAAAAAGTTAAGACCAAAGACAAAAGGGCTTTATATAATGAAAATCAGATTGAATCATTAAGTATGGATAATTGCAAATATTATCCTTTAAAAACAACAGTAATATATTATATTTACGAATCTAAAATGAATGAATTATGAGAAAAATAGCAATGAGATGCACACAGGAACAGTTTGAAAGTATTAAGGATAGGATAAAATTGAAAATTGCTGATGTTGAAAATTTAAAAGAGTATCCTTATTTAACCAACTATGTTGGAGAAAAAGAAAATATAGTTACTAATTATTCTATTTCTGCAATAAAAAATGATAAAATGGAATTGTACGAAACATTCGATGCTGAAATATTTTTAAAGGCTTGTGATAGTTGGGAGGAGGAAGTTAAATATGAGGTTTATTTATGTGGTCAATGGATTGATTCTGAATATCCAGTTAGAATAAAAAAACAACCAAACTACTCGAAAGAAATAGAAGCATTGCAATTGAAAGCAAAAGAGAATGGTATGAAATGTATAATTAATTTTGAGAAGATATAATAATTATCACTATATTTGTAATTCATAATTTTGCCCCGTTGGAGGTTTTTTAATTTTGCGGGGTTTTTTATTTAAAAAAATACTCTCAATCTACGGGTCGGGATTAAGTCAACGGGTCACTATTACGTTGACGTATCAGGATTCAATCTACGGGTCGGGATTTTGTAAATATATATCATAGACTTAGCCCATGTGGGTAGCTCTTTACTTGGCGCAGTTTGATTCTTAACGCTAAATTCAGTTAGTCCGGTTATTAAAGCAATATCCCGATTTTTTAAACCGAGTTGCTTTTTAAGTTCTTTAAAATCTTTGTGAGTATAATTCATATTATTTAAAATAATTTATTCTTGATTTTATGTATTCCACAATTTCTTCAAGTTCAGATTCTGAAACAATTATTTGTTCTCCTTGTAAATCATTTGAATCCAAAAACGATTCAAAATCTTTGTCACTTACAAAATCATTTGTTATAATAACGTTTACAACTGCTTTTGCGTTTTCAATATCATTATAACATTCAAAATTTGAAAAATTAGCTTGGTGGTCAGCTATTCTTAAAATAACGCCATCAATTTCAGAATAACAAGAATTAGCTCTTGATGTTTCATTATTTGTAACCTGTTCGAATAATTGGTAAGTTGTCATAATTCCTATTGTTTGATTTTGTTATACAAATATAAGCAACATATATATTACTCACAAGTAAAAAGCAATTTATTTATTACTTTTTTATTATTTATAATAATTATAAATAAGTATTCATTTTTTATTTGTAAATTTGTTTTTTAAAATAAAATGTTATGCACCCTACACGAATATTTAAAACCCCTGACGAGTTAGAACACGCTTGGAAACTATATAAAGAAGATTTATTGATTCAGGCTGCTGATTGGTTAAAAATTCAGTATGTTGGTAAAGAGGGACAGAGAATGACTGATGCAATGAAACTTCCTTATACAATGGATGGATTTGAAGTATTTTGTTATAATAATTATGGAAATGTAGGGCAGTATTTTGATAATAAAGATGGATATTATTCCGACTTCGTTGCTATCTGTTCGCATATAAAAAAAGAAATTCGCTCAAATCAAATCACTGGAGGGCTTTTAGGGGTATATAACCCATCAATTACGCAAAGGCTTAATAGTTTACAAGACACTACAAAAACAGAGCTTACAGGCGATATTTCAGTGCAAAACCCATCTTCGATAAGTGTACGTATAATTAGAAACAATGACGAAGAGTAGTGAGATAGAATTTTTAGCAACAAAAGTTTTCGAGGACATATGGAACGCTTCTCAATCTAAAAACTATAAACTTATAGTAGAGGAGGGCAGTTCCAGAAGTTCTAAGACTTGGAGTAACTTTCAAAACTTATTCTTAGATTTATTTGAAAATCCATTAACAACTTGCACAATTTTAAGAGATACCCAAAAATCATGTAGGGAAATTGTAGAGATTGACTGGGTCAAATGGTTAAGTGACCCAATGGGTAGGAAAAAGCAATTAGAGAAAAAAGAAATATCTGTATTTGAATTTGACGCTTTAATTAAAAAAGAAAATCTAAATAAGTATTTTTTGCGTAATAAAACCAACCATACTTGGACTTTTTTACACAATAATTCTTTTATACGTTTTACTGGGTTAGATGATGAAGATGATGCAATGGGTATGACTCAGGACATATGTTGGATAAATGAACCCTACAAATTTTCTCATGAAGTTTATAAACAACTTTCTCAAAGAACATCGAAGTATATTTTATTCGATTGGAATCCTAAACAAACACACTGGGTAAATGAAGAAAAAAGAAAAGAAAATACAATTACTTTATTTTCTACATTCGAAGATAATCCTTTTTGCCCTATTGAATCAAAAATACAAATACAATCATACCAACCTATTAGCCATTCTTTTATAAAAGATAAAGATTATAATATTGAACTTAACAAAAATAATTATACTAAAAAGCAATTAAATGAGTTAAAACGTTGCACTTATAACGAAAGTGTCGGAAGTGCATCTTTGTATCATTGGTTAGTTTTTGGATTAGGACAGAAATCAGAAAAGCCAAATCGTATTTTTAAAGGGTGGGAATTATTAAGTAATACAGATTTTGAAAAGTTACCGTATCAAAGTTATTACGGATTAGATTATGGATTAAGTGCGCCAAGTGCATTAGTTGAAATGAAATTTGACGGTGATGAAAATTACTTTTTTAGAGAAATATTATACAAGCCTTTAAATGATATTAAAGGTAGTTTATCGGAAGAATTTGAACGATTAAATATTCCTAAACATAAACAGATTATAGCCGACTCTGGGAATGAGTTAAACAAAGAAGAATCGAGGAAATTAAAGAATGCAGGCTATAACATAATTCAAGCAAAAAAAGGAGCTGGTTCTATTAGTTCAGGAATTGAAACTATGCAAAAAAGTAAAATACATTATACAAAAGAATCTATAAATACAGAACAAGAATATGAAAATTATTCGTGGAAAATATGGCAAGGTATTCAAATGGATGTGCCAGAAGAAAACGGAGATGACCACAGTTTAGATGCAATGAAATATGTAATTTCGTGGTTTGTTAAAGTTTTTAGGTTATCTTAGATAAAAATTTAAAAATAAAAATTATGAATAATAAATTATCAGACTGGATAAAAGCATATTTTGTAACATTTATAATGTTTTCATTAGTTTTAAATGCTTCAAATAACGATTTAATAGTATATATTTCTTTGGCAATTATAACATTAATTGCTTGCTGTATAGGATATATTTTCTTTTCTTTAATAAATTATATCGATTCTAAATAATAATTACTATATTTGCTTTTATTATTAATGTTGTGAAACATAACTAAATGGGATTATTCGATTTTTGGAAAGGTAATAGTATCAGTGTGGAACGAGACCGCAGTGGTACTTTTACCTATTCTTTTTTAGAGCAAAACGGATTCGTTAACTCCGATAAGTATCTACATACTTCTTTGAATAACCCTGTTATAATGGCTATTATTGCTTTGAGAGCAAAGATATATTCTCAAATGAAAATAACCCATTTAAATAGCGCAGGTAAGCCAATTGAAAACAGCGAAATAATTAAATTATTCAAACAACCTAATTATTTTCAATCACAAGAAGACTTTTTCTTTCAGCAAATGTGGTTTTTGTCAGCGTCAGGAACTAATTTTACTTACAAAGTTGATGCTTTAAATAACACAAAAGCAATATTCAATCTTATTCCGAGCGAAATAGATTTAAATAGTACTGAAAAAGTTAAATCTTTTATATATACCAAAGCAGAACTTAAAGCATTTGGAGAAAAGAAGATTATCTATAAATTAGATGGTCAAACATTTGAAATCAAATTAAAAGATATTATACCTACTTACGACCTCGCTAATGGATTGACAACTAATTCTTTAATGAGTTCGCCAAGCCGATTAAAAGGAATTTCAAAAACTATTGAAAATATTGACGAAAATTTACTATCTAAAAATGTAAATTTAAAGATGAGCCAAAAGTATTTAATGGCAAGTCAGGGAGACGGAAATGAAGCACAGATTCAAGATATTGACCGTAAAGATATATTCTCAAAGATTGCTAAAAAATCATTATTAATAACTAATGCAAATATTAAAGCACAGCATTTGGTTAGTGATATGAAACGTTTATACTTAGACGAACAATTTTCTAACGACGCTTTGACTTGTTTAAATGCATTTGACATGAATAAAGATGTTTTAAACTATTTTTCTAACGGTTCAAGTACATACGAAAATAAAGAAAAAGCGATGTTAGATTATGTACAAAATTCAATACAAACAGACGCTAATAATACAATGAATAGCTTTGCGAGTTCATTAGGCTTAATGGATAAAAACGAATCTTTAAAAGCTTCTTACGACCATTTGCCAGTTATGCAATTGATTATTAAAGCTAAGATTGATACTTTAAAAGCCTTTCAGGAAACTTTAATTTATGAAAGTACAGAAGAACAAAAAAGACTAAGCAATAATTTTAAAATTATATTAGGATTATGAAAAAAGAATTGACAAAAGAAGAAATAGAAAAGTTAAAAGCAATTAAAGAAAAATCACTTTCAAAAATAGTAAAGAAATGACAAGAGAAGAAGAAATAAAATACGTTTTTGCAAACAAAGAGTTAATATCTTCTAAGAAAAAGAATGCTATTAAAAGAGGTGATTTAATTAACAATCTTATTCCTGAAGCAAAAGTAGAAGCTAACAAAGAGGGTATTATTGTTGAAGATGTAAAATCAGATGTTTTAAGAGCTAAATTAGTAATTAATACTACTAATGTTATTGATAGTCACATGGACTGCCATATTCAGGGATTATGGACTAAAACATTATCAGAGTCTAAAACCCTGTATCTTTTGCAAGAGCATGAAATGGAATTTGATAAAATTATTTCTGATTCTGTAAATGATAGTTTGGTAGCAAGTGCCGAAAGTATATCATGGAAAAAATTAGGCTATCCTTATAACGGTAAAACAGAGGCTTTAATTTTCGATGTGCAAATAAAAAAAGATGTAAACGAATTTA